GTTGGACATGTACGCGCCACGCGCGTACATGTCCAACGGGCCGGTGTTCGCTCTGGCGTTGGTGCTGCAGTCGACGATCGCTGAGGGACGGTTCGCATATCAGAACGTCGACGGCGAGGTGTACGGCACCGCCGACTTGGCAGTGTTGGAGGACCCGTGGCCGGGCGGGTCGACGCAAGAACTCCTTGCTCGCATGGAGCAGGACGTGGCGCTGGCCGGGAACTGGTATGCGGTCCGCCGTGGCAACGAGATCGTCCGCCTGCGTCCCGACTGGGTGACGGTGATCTCCGGGGCCCGTCAGGGTGTGGTGGAGGGTGTGCAGCTGTCGGAGCTGGATTCGACGGTCGTCGGGTACATGTATTGCCCGGACGGCGACTCGGACAGCGCGGTGCTGTTGTCGGTCGACGAGGTTGCCCATTATTCGCCGATTCCCGATCCGTTGGCCCGGTGGCGGGGCATGTCGTGGTTGACGCCGGTGCTCCGAGAGGTGGAGGCCGACGCGGCGATGAGCCGCCACAAGCTCGAGTTTTTCAACCACGCCGCAACTCCTAATTTGGTGGTGACGCTCGACAAGTCGGTGAGCGAGGACGCCGCAAAGGCGTTCGCTGAACGGTTCAACGACGACTATGCGGGCGTCGCGAACGCGTACAAGAACATCGTGTTGGGTGGCGGTGCCGATGTGACGGTGGTCGGCCAGTCGTTCGAGCAGATCGCGTTCAAGGCGACGCAGGGTGCCGGTGAGACCCGTTTGGCGGCGGTGGCTGGTGTGCCCCCGGTGATCGCCGGGTTCGCGGAGGGCCTGCAGTCGGCGACGTACTCGAACTACAGCCAGGCTCGCCGCCGGTATGCGGACATCACCTGCCATCCGAGGTGGAAGGCGGCTGCGACCGCGATCGCTGCGCTGGTCCCTCGTCGGCCCGGCTCGAAGCTGATCGTCGACACGAGAGACATCCCGTTCTTGCGTGACGATGCCCGCGATTCGGCGGAGGTCACGAAGGCGCAGGCGATCACGATGGATCTGCTGGTCCGTGCCGGGTTCGAGCCTGATGCGATCGGCTTGGCGGTGGCGTCCGGTGATCTGTCGTCGTTGTCGCACACGGGGGCGATCCCGACCACGTTGTACCCGGACGGGCAGGACCCGTCCCATACCGGGCAGGCGCAGCCCTCAGAGGAGGAGTAACGATGGACACTCCCCGCGCCGATCTCATCCGCGCCCAGGTCCGCGAAGCGCCAGCACTCGGCGACGGCAACACCCTGTTCGGGTACGTCGCCGTGTTCGACGAGTGGACTGAGATCAACTCGTGGGAGGGCCGGTTCCTCGAGCGGATCGTGCCGGGTGCGTTCAAGCGGTCCTTGGATCATCGTGGCGCGCCGAAGGTGTTGTTCAACCACGGCATGGACCCGGCGATCGGTGACAAGCCGTTGGGGCGTGGCGAGTTCCACGAGGACGCCCACGGCCTCCACATGACCGTCCCGCTTTCGGACACGTCGTACAACCGGGATCTGCGGGCCCTGTTGGCCGACGGTGCGATCGACGGTGCGTCGTTCCGGTTCTCGGTGCCGAAGGACGGCGACCGGTGGGACGACCACCCGCCCCGGTCGGAGCACAACCCTGACGGTCTCCCCGAACGGTCGTTGCATGAGGTCGCTGTGCCTGAGGCGGGGCCGGTCACCTTCCCCGCCTATCAGGCGACAGCGGTCGGCATCCGCTCGGCGCCCGGTTTCCAGATGTTCCTCGCGACCCCCCCAGCGTTCCGGGCAGCCCTGCTCGACCCTGAGGGCAACCCGATCTCTGCCAGCCCCGCCCCTGAGGGCACGCAGGCAGCCAGCAGCACCCCCGACAGCCCGGCCGGACGGCCACCTAGCGGGATGACCCCCGGAGAGCGCGCCGCGCTTCTCCGTCGAATCAACCTCCCGTAAGGAGCCCCCAATGGAGCACATCGACTCCCTCCGGGCCGACGCCGACTTCCTCAAGGCCGCACTCCGCGACCTCGACGTGGAGATCGGTGACCGGTCCGCCACCGAAGACGAGCAGGTCCGCCTCGACGGCGGCCTGGAGCTGTTCGAGCAGCGCCAGTCCGAGATCGTCGCGGAGGAGAAGCGCGCCGAGCAGCGTGCCGCTCTCCGCGAGCTCGTGAACCAGCCCGGCCAGTTCACCGTCGAGGCCGGCGATAGCACCCGCGACGCCGGCTTCCAGACCCAGACCCGCACCGACGCCGACCCGTTCGACTACCGGTCCGCTGTGATGGGCGCCGGTTCGGACGCCGCCGTCCGCGACGAGATGCGTGGCCGTGCGCTGAAGGCCATCGAGTCGGGGCCGCACATGACCGACGGTGAGCGCGAGCAGGCCACCTTCCACGTCGAGCACGATGTGCAGCGTGGCGTGTCGGGCGAGAAGGCCCGCTACCTGCTCGACCACGGGTCGCCCGCCTACCACGAGGCGTTCCGGGCTGTGATGCGGAGCCCGCAGAACGCCAGCATGGCGCTGTCGCAGGCGTCGCCGGAGGCTCAGCGTGCTGCGCTGTCCCTGTCCGGCGCCAACGGTGGCTTCCTCGTCCCGTTCACCCTGGACCCGACCATCATCCTGACGAACGCAGGGTCCACGAACCCGTTCCGGCAGATCAGCCGGGTCGAGACGATCACGACCGACGACTGGAACGGCGTGACCTCCGCCGGTGTGACCGCCGAGTGGATCGCTGAGGCCTCGCAGGTGGCTGATGCGTCTCCGGTGTTCGTGCAGCCGTCGATCACCGTCTACAAGGCCGACGCCTACATCCAGGCGTCGCTCGAGGTGGTCGCCGACTCGGCGATCTCCGGTGAGATCACGATGCTGATCGCCGACGCGAAGGACCGGCTGGAGGCATCGGCGTTCGCCGTCGGTTCCGGTTCCGGTCAGCCCTTCGGGATCGCGACGGCTCTCGGTCTGACCACGGCCAGCAGGGTCGCCGGTTCGTCCGGTGCTGCTGGTGCCGCCACCCTCGTGGCTGCGGACATCTACGCACTCGACAACGACCTCGGCCCGCGCTGGCGCGACAGTGCGTCGTTCGTCGGAGCGAAGAAGGTCTGGAACGACACCCGCCAGCTCGGGACGAGCACCACGGCGCACTCGTTCTGGACCGACTTCGGTGGCGGTCTGCCCCCGCAGCTCATCGGCTACCCGGTGTACCAGTCCTCGGCGATGGACACGACCGTCGTGTCCGGCTCGAACGACGACGTGATCGTGCTGGGCGACTTCTCCCAGTACGTGATCGTCGACCGGATGGGCATGGAGCTGATGTACGAGCCGCTGGTGAAGGGCGCGAACCAGCGTCCGACCGGCGAGGTCGGCTGGGTGGCGTTCTGGCGGACGGGTGGCGACTCCGTCGCTGACGAAGCCTTCCGGATGCTCCGCCTGTAGGCGGTCCCGCAAGTTCGCCTGGCCTTTCGGGGCCGGGTTCTGGGTGTGACCGGTGGGGCTGCGCCAGCCTCACCGGTCGCTACCCGCACTTCCTGATGGCGCTACATGGAGGAAAACACGTCATGGATGACATCGAGCAGGCGACTGCTGCCCCAGGTGAGCGGCGGACGGTCGCACAGTGCGACCACGCCGACTGGGAACCTCTCTACGCGCGCAACTACGGGATGCCCGTGGCGTACCTGTGCAAGCGGTGCGGTGCCGTGGAGGCGTCCGACGATGCGTGACCACACGGGCGAGAAGGTCGCCATCGCCACCCCCTACGGCACGTTCGACCCGCACTACGTCCAATCCATCACCCACCTCCTCGCGCATGACGCCCAACACCACGGACGCATCGTCGCTGGCGGCGCGTCCATCATGCTCGGCACCACCAACGTCGCCCACGGCCGCAACCAGATCGTCGACCAGTTCCTGAACACGGACTGCGACTGGCTTTGGTTCATCGACTCGGACATGAGCTTCCGGCCCGACACGTTGGACCGGATGATCGAAGAAGCCGACCCGGACACCCGGCCCATCCTCGGCGCCCTCTGCTTCGCCGTCATGCGAGGCCACGGCCAAGAGGTCATCCCCACCCTGTACGCCCTCACCGACGACGACCCGCCTCTCCCGGCGCGAGTCACGCACCTTCCCGAACCGGCGGGCGTCTACCAGTTCTCGGCGACGGGCGCCGGGTGTCTCCTCGTGCACCGCACCGTGTTCGAGACGGTCGCCGCATATCAGCCGACCCCCGACGGCCGTCCGTTCGGCGAACGTTCGTTTCCCTGGTTCGAGTTCGCTCCGTGGCAGACGGCCGAGGGCGCCGACGTGATGGGCGAAGACCTCACCTTCTGCTACCGGGCCGCTGCTGCAGGCGTCCCCACCCACGTCGACACTCGCATCGTCGTCGGCCACGTGAAGCCGCTCGTCTACGACGACCGCGCCTACTTCGCCCAGTTCGGTCAGGAACCCCCAGCGGCCACGTACGTCGTCGTGCCGATCAAGGACCGCCGAGACCTCACTGGCGCCCTCCTCAACCAGCTCGCCGCGCAGGGCGGCTTCGAGCGGGTGTTCCTGTTCGACAACGGATCGAACCGGACAACGAAGAACTGGCTGTCGACGTTGGACATGCCGGGCCTCGAGGTGATCGACGCCGCCGGCATGGGCATACATCAGATGTGGAACGACGGGATTCGCCGGTCGTTGGCCCACGCGCAGGCTCCGTGCAACGTCGCCATCCTCAACAACGACCTGATCTTGGGCGACGGGTTCCTGACCGGTCTGGCTGCCGGGTTGCGGTCTGACCCTCGGTGCCTGGTGGTGTGCCCGAACTACGACATGCGGCCGACCGACCAGCCGTTGGTGCCGCTGTCGGGGATCTGCGCTGGCCGCTACGACGGGACGGGCGGCCTGGCCGGGTTCGCGTACATGGTCCGCGGTGAGATGTTCGCCCGTGGGTTCCCCCCGTTCGACGAGGACCTCGACTGGTTCTTCGGCGACAACGAGCTCGTCATGAACGTGGCCCGCTCTGGTGGCGTTGCGCTGATGGTGACGGGCACGACGGTGGAGCATGTCGACGGTGGCGGGCAGACAACGACCGACGGGGCCGACGCCACCCACGGCGGCGACTGGTTGGAGTCGCTGTCGCCGAAGATGCGGGCCGCGTACGAGAAGGACCATGCCCGGTTCGTGAGCAAATGGGCGCCCGCCGAGGAAGCGGCGTGATCCCTGCTCGGGAGCGTCGGTTCGC